TCTAATAATTATTCACAAACAAATCAGACGGCTTCACCTAGACCTGCAAGCAATGGCTGTGGGTGTGGCTCTAAAATGAAAAAGACTGTTAACTATATTTGAGGAAACTATGGAACTTTTATATTTTAAACTTTATACTAATGAAGAAGTTATCGCCCCCGCTCGCCGTGTAGACAATGGATGGATTATCAATAATCCAGCAACATTAGTTCACATGAAAGATTACAAAATTGGTCTTGCAACATGGCTACCGTACACGAAGGTGGATACTGGATCGTTGCTTCCATTTTCTGCCGTAATGCTTGCACTGGATGTTGCGGATGACATGGCTGAATATTACACAAAATGGATGAACCCGGACATGTCTACTGTAATTAAAGTAGACGAAAATGGAGAAGTCCAGACAAATAAATAATTTGTGTTCAAAGGAACTTACAAAAAGAAACTTGGAGATGGGTCGTACAATGTGTATAGCCCAACTGATACTGTTTTGTTTCATGGAAAAATTTATGAAACAAAGCAATCTACGTATTTGTCTCCAATAGAAAAAGCATCAGCTTGGGAATACAGAGGATTGTCTGAGATTTATATTTCAGACAATCCTCCCCTTGATCCTAAAGTTGGCCAAATTTGGTCAACAAATGGTAAGTTTTATACTTATTTCTATGATGGAAATAATTATACTTGGGTTGAACTTTAATCTATAATTATTTCAAGAACTTTTGTGTTCTCTCTAGTCAGCTGCAGATATATACTTTGTATTGTGTCGGCCCTGTCTGCATAATATATAAAAGCTGCACCATCTCTACCGGGAACCCCGATCAATCTGGAGTTGTTCTCCAGCGGAATAGAGCAAGCTGGGTCTAGATAGAGATCAATGTCCGTTCCCAGATTTCTTGCATCGGACAGATCAATTTTAAAATTTTTGGGATCACTGACAGTGCTCACGCTAAAGAGTAGTGTTTGAGTTTGACTTCCATCAATTAAAATATTATTATAAGTTTCTGTAGTAGCAATGATAGGAACTTCATTTAGTGCAGATGATACGAATACAGTTTCGACTACAGTGTTATACACTAAATGATAAATCCGAGTGAAACTGTAACTTTCTGTCGTATACGGAAGTACGTTATTTGTGGTAAAAGATCCAAGTGATAAATTTGGATACCAATAATAGTACACCGTCGTCGGTGGATTGGAGTATTTTGTTAAAATTGATTGTTGAAAGTTTTGATTATCTAATGTTAGGCTAAACTGACCCGGACTATCAGCAGTAATTCTCATAACTCCATTGATTGTTTCATCAAAATTAATTTGGTCTGGAGTCAATGATCCACGCAGATAAACGGAAACTAAGCTTTTTTGGAAAAAAAGATTTTCATTTACTATCGTTGAGCTAGGAGAAAGATAGATGGCTTCGGAACCATCATTTAGTTTAATTGAAGTTTTTACTGGAATCCGGTATTGATTCAACGTACTTGTATCGACTTGAATATACTCTTCGATGTTTAAATCGCTGCCATACAGACCCAAATAATTAAAATTCAATGGATCCAAACCGGGATTTTTAAATAACAAAAGGTTTGCAGTAGCCCCAGAAGTAGCCCTAAACTGTATTGGATTGGTAAAAAGATTTGGATCGTAATTAGACTGAGTTAAGCTACTAATTCCAGATACACCAGAAAAATATAAAAATTGATTAAAGGTTCCGGTTTTACCTTGAAGGGTAAGTTGGCCGTTCCAACTGGTTGACGCACCAGTATCAATATTTACGTAGGTGCCTGAAGAAAAATTTAATGTATTTCCTACATTTAAACCATCAAAGAATAATTTTAAAAATCTAAGATCTCCAGAAATTTTGCTCTGTGAATAATCAAAGAACATACTATTTCCAGTAAAATAAATGGCAGGCGACGATTCAAGCAAGCCTTTGGAGTAGCATGGGCTGGCTGTGCCACCCAAAAACTCCAAAGTAAATGCCTGTGTCGATTTTACATTTATTAACGCACTACTGCTCATTAGCTAGCCAAGTATGAAATTATCTGGGAAGAAGATTTTGCTCTAACGTAAATTTTATTAATGTTGATAACATCGATGAATAGATTTTCACCGGGGTCTAGTTCATAACCCACTGTCGCTATTCCATCGGAGTTGATGTAGACGATGTCTGTGTTGGCTGAAGATGCCTTTACTTGAACTCCGTTTCCAGTAGTATAGCCAGCGCCATACATGAAAGTAACACCAGTAGTGGCGGTCATTCTACCAGAGATGAAAGTTGTGGGTCTAGAAATTCCAATGGTGCTTAGATTATTATTAAGATCTACGATTTCACCATAGATCGCAGTTAAGCCGTTGGTAATATTGGTATCGTAAATATTGACTGTACCACATACTCCGACGTTTACAGGATATCCACCAGAGTTTCCTTCAATCCGAAGGGCAGAGGTAGAACCAAAATTTTGTACGTATATTACCGGATTGATGCTAGCAGTAACCGTAATATCTTGGACGGATACCCGGATAGCACTACCAGACATACCAATGGCAGCTCCACCGGATCCAACTAAAGTTGCTTGGATGAAAGAATTTCCGTTGTATCCATATACAGCAATGCTGTCTCTTGTATAACTGCGAGGAATGCCCCCAGTGACCGCTAGGGGAGCTCCGCTGACACCTTGGATACTTACGGTGCCTTGAACAAAGACCGCGTCTCCGGCGCTATTACCGACCACAATGACTGGATTAGTAAAATTAACAATGTTGGCAGTGACACCTGATGATAAAGTTACAGGAAATGGTGTGCTGGAAGTGACCATGGTCGCGCTTCCAGTGTTGCCATATGCCATTTTGAAAACTTGATACTGAGCTCCAGCTACATCATTTGTAGCGATGTTAGCGGTATTTCCTCCAGCAATATTAATAATAAGGTTGTTTGCCATTTATACTCCGAGTCTGAGATATTTAGACTGTGGTAAGTATTGATAAATTTTTAAAGTATGCTATAATATGGTTATGTATCTAGATGAAAAAGCAAAATTAGCCTTTTCAGCCAATGTCATGAAACGAGTCCAAACAACAAAATTGTCTTATATGGATTGTATAATTGAATTAGCTGAAGAAATGAATATTGAGCCAGCCGCTGCTGGAAAACTTTTAACAAAGCCTATTATTGAAAAAATTCAAGAGGAAGCAAAAGAAAAGCATCTTTTAAAAGTTCCAAAAAAGAAAAAGCTCCCTATTGATGATTGACACCCACCATAAATATGGTAGAATAAGCATATCAGGGAATGTCCTCTGATAATTTTTAGGTCCGGGTAGATCCCGGAGAAAGAAAGGTTACACATGAGTTTTGCAGATTTTAAGAAGCGTAGCAAGAATTCGGTTGAAGATCTCAGCAAGAAGCTGGAGAGTCTTAATAGCAAGGAAAGCTACAAGGATGATCGGTTCTGGAAGCCCGGTATCGATGCATCTAAGAACGGCTATGCCGTCATTCGTTTTCTTCCCCCGACCGAGGGCGAAGAGGTTCCCTTTATCAAGATGTACACGCATGCCTTCCGAGGCAAGGGTGGTTGGCTCATTGAGAACTGCCGCACTAGCCTTGGAGAGAAGTGCCCTGTCTGTGAAGCCAACACTGAACTTTGGAACAGTGGCATGGAAGAAGACAAGAATATTGCCCGTGAGCGTAAGCGCAAGCTAAACTACATTAGCAACATTCTTGTTGTCAGTGATCCCTCTAACTCAGAAAACGAGGGCCGAGTGTTTCTCTTCAAGTACGGCACCAAGATCTTTGAAAAAGTCCAGTCTCTGATGAGCCCTGAGTTCAAGGACGAGACCCCGACCGATCCCTTTAATTTCTGGGAGGGTGCTGACTTTAAGCTGAAGATTCGCAATGTTGGTGGTTACGTCAACTACGACCGTAGCGAGTTTGCTGCCCCCGCTCCTCTTATGGGCGGTGACGACAAGAAGCTTGAAGCGCTGTGGAAAAAGCAGTACAAGTTGCAGGAGTTTCTGCATCCGTCTAACTTTAAGTCTTACGACGAGCTAAAGGAGCGGTTCAAGAAGACCGTTGGCGAAGACATTCGCGAGCAGTTTGATGAAGCCTCCGAGCGCACTGTAGAGGATGACTCTACTGTGAGTCAGGTCCCTGCCGAAGACATGGATACACTGGATTACTTCAAGACGCTTAAGAATAAGCAGGATTGAAGGAGCCCCCGAAAGGGGGCTTTTTTATTGCCTCCAAGTTGGCATATTGCCAATTTGATTAGCCGTAAGGTTAAACAGAGATTGGGTTGCCGCCACTGTGTAATGTTCGCTGTTAAAATCCATTTTAGCTTTGTTTAATTGACCTTGGTAAGACAAAATTTCTTCAATACGCTGAAAGGCTGGTTGAAGTTTATTGATTGTTTGTCTAGACATTTGCTCTTCTTTGGATTTTTGAATATTTGTATCCAGTGCTTTTTTTATATTTTCTTTCTGAAGTATAGATTCAGCAATGGTTATTGCTTCTGGCTGAATATTTTCTTGAGGAGCAATTTTAACATTCATCGGAGATACTTTAGCTTCAACTGACGCAGAAATATCAGGCTTTAACATTTCAGTAAACTTAGGTGTCTCTTGAGTTAAAAGTTTTGGTAAAACACCTACGGTTGGTTGACTTTGATTTTCTGGTTTTTTTGCTAGTTGTGGAAGTAACTGCATGAGTTTAACTTCTTGCGGCTTCGGAGATTCAATTCTAGATGTCGGAGCAACAGACAGTCCACCCATGCGCGCCGATGCATTTGGACTCGCGTCGGGTACAGGTCGTTTGTTTCCAAGCATTGAATCTTTATTGGTCATTGCAGTCGTTCCCTATTTAAGGTATCTTGTTTCATTTGATTTTCTACTTCCAGATGTTCATTCAACATTTGAATATAAATTTCATATTCCCAAGGATACATCTCTTGAATTTCAAAAAGACTCAAACGTTTTGTATTAGTCAAAACAAATAATGTTTTATAATATTCTATTAAATTAAAATACTTCACACTTAGATAAAAAAACGTAAAAAGCCCTCTATCGTGATTGTTTTATCTTCAGTTACAACCGCATATGTTAATTTTGGACCAGACTTTAAAAATTCTTTTAAAGCGTTTGAGTGTTTTAGGTAAACTTCATCCAAGATTTTTTGAATGTCTTGAGTTTTTAAGATAGACAGATCATAACGATGTTTGTCTATCGTTATAGTTTTAACTATTCTGGTAAACAGCAAGTTTTCGTCAAGAGAATCTACAGAAATATAATCCATTACTGTAGGTTGTTTTAATTCTAGGACAATATTATCTGCAACAACAAGATTTTTTGATACGACTCCGGGTTCAAATTTTATATCATCAATTTTTAGAGCAAAGGAAATCTTTTTGTCATCTTCAATGATTAAATCTATTTTTTCTTCAACGCTTTTTCCTCTTATTTGAAGAAACAAATACTCAAAATCAGAAATGTGCAACAGCTCTGGTTTTTTTTCTGACGAACAGGACCGAAGAAGTTCACATAGGTTTTTAACTATACAGCCTATGCTTTTTTCCTCAGCGATCAAAGATAGTGTCTTTTGATCTTTCATTTTAAATGGAGTGTATGTAACTTCTTTTTTGCTATTGGGAAGAGTTACTTTATACTCCGGCTCAAGTCCACGCAATTTATTTAAAATTTCATCTATCATAATTTTATCGTATTTCTAATGTATAGTTTCTAAAAGCAAATCTAACTGTTAATTTAAGATATTCATTTGTGGTCATAGTTGATAGTTGTAGGGGAACAATTTCTACAGGAAATACTTCAGTAAAATTGTACACCGCTTTAACATCTCCATTTAAATCTAAAACATTGACCGCCAATGAAGAGTTTTTAATTGATTGAGTAAAATTTTGTGGTGTGTCGTAATATTCGGTTATCCATACCTGCGGTGAACCTGAATTTTGGTAGTATAAACTTTTAATCCAAGTTTCAATACCTTCTACAAGTTTCCAGTTTCCAAAAACAGGAAAAGTCATTAACAGTCCGTCTTTGTAATATAACCCGCGGGGACTAGTACGACCTAAACCGGGACCAGCAAGACCATCTGCTTGAGTGGTCATCGTAACGCTGGGAAACAATACAGTTTCGGCAATATAATTTTTTGGTGTCCTATCTGTAGACAGTTCTGATCCATTTTCATCTGCAAATGGAGCTACGGGGCCGTTGAACGATACATAAAATCTGTTATTTCGTTGTAAGCCTCCTGCAGCTGAAATTTTATCTTTTAGCGAAGCAATTGACATATTAACTGCCATGAAATATTTCCTCTTCTGTTAAAATTTTGAATTCAATATCATGTTTTTCACAGAATTTTTGAGCCGCAGTCCATTTAGCTTTGTTAATTTGAAAAACAATTTGATCTCGCTTTGATGCGGATTCTCTTAACTTTACTTGTTTTTTGGGTTTAACTTCAACTAAAATACTCTTTTTTTTATTATTACGTTCAGTCTGAACCAAGAAATCTGGAATATATCGGTGAACTTTTTTGTCAATTGGGTGTACGTATGGGATTTCAATCTCCTCAAAAGACCATTTTGTAACACTTGTACTTTCATCTAAAAATTTACAAACACGTCGCTCCCAAAGAGAGCGACATAGCAATTCGGTCTTTGTACCGACATATTTGTGTCTATTCTTTGGAGTGAATCTAGTTTTATATGCCATTTTCAAAAAATATTTAGGTAAAGAGCATGCTAAATAATTTTTGAAAGAACAATAAATGCCAGATCCCTTAGTATACCCACAACAACCTTATTCAAACGAAATACCTTTTTGGTGTATATTTAAGTGCGCTGAGTATTCTGTAATCAATGAAAACAGAACCAGGCAGTATATTCGTAATAATCCTTTACTAGAAATATGGCTACCCTTCACCAGTGAGCCTAAGATGCGGTTGGAGCACGAATTTGCTAGCGGAGCCAATCCTGTCGGTCCTGTAGCGAGTATGGCAGGATTGAAGAATACCAGCGGTGGTGATGACGTGTTTCTAGAAAGGCTCTCGGCCCCG